TAGATATCAATTGGAATGCTGCACTGTACCAGGTGGAAGATGGATTAAATTATCGCTTCTATCATGATACTTTATTGAGTGGGGTAGAAACTCACAACTATACGGATATCACAGGTACCGATGCGTATGCCATCGATGATAATGGGGTAGTTACTTGGGACCTGGATCAAACCAGACGTCGTCCGGTAGTGTGGTCAGATAAACGGTTCTTAGCGTATAGCTTTACTGAAGCAGTCACAGACGGGATATTGAAATTCAGTATCACACATCATCGGGCAGATTTGAATGCTGATCTACCGCTAGAGTTCCAACCTGAGAAACTGGAGCTGTGGTTAAACGGTAGACCATTGATTCAAGACTTAGATTACTTCGTACAATGGCCACAGGTAGTAATATGCTGTAAATCTTACCTGACTATTAATGATCAGCAGGTAGTTAACCCAGCTATTACTGTGCGTGCACGTAACGTCTCAGATCAACTCATAGTACCTAAATATGGTTTTGTGGTAAATGGGTTACTGAGTAACAATCGATTATTCGATGTGCGTGATGATAAAGTCGTGCGTATTGTTGTAGATGGTAAGTTACAGACCCGTGACGATTTAAGCTTCCGTGAAGATTTATCTATTGCTGTGGATAATGGGTTGAATGGTAAACCGTATCTAATTGATGATGCGACAATCCCACTGCGTCAGATAATCACTGGCAGTACCTATACCCTGCGTGATAAAGCGCGCGATATCGATGCTCGAGTAGAGTCGTATATGTCTGTACGATATCCTACACCGCTAGTCGCTACCGAAAACGTCATTACGGATAAACATCAGTTATACAGTCCTCTATTACAGAAACTTATTAACGATCTGTTAAAAGGTTTATTACTGCCAGTGGAAGATGATGAACGTAACTATATCAGTACACAGCAGTTTGATGTATTGATGGCGAATTACGAATATCTGGTGGACTTCGATCCAGTTACCCAAGGGGTAGATACTAAATACGTCGAGATACATCCTCACAATACCTATGAGGTACTCGAATTAACTCCGATTCAATACGCTATGGTCGAGCGGGCTAATTTCCGCTATCTGAAAAACCAGGTAGTATTAAACAAACTCTTACGTGTGAAGGTGTAATCCATGGCAACCGATAGCTCGAATACAACCGGCATTGGTGTACCATTAGTTGATATCGCCAGACGGTTTACCGTCTGGTATATTGATGAATTGTATACTGGGCCCACTGGTACTGGGCAATATGTACCTAATGTCAATGACTTGGTTATTGATTATCCGTTAAACTGCATGTGGCGTATTACTGAAGTTGATTACTCTGCATTGACGTTTACTAAATCACTGTATAAACCTGTGACTATTTATAACGATACTGCAGAGATCGGTGGATGTGCTCCGTCGTCATCCGATACTTTCCGGGTGTATGTGGATCCATCTAAACATCCATATACCCTGCGGGTAGATCCACGGTTGAAATTCAGTGGGATGGATTTAGATCATATCAAAGTCTTTAAAGGCCGTGACATCACTACTAATGGTGTGGTATTATCTGCTTACTTTATAGATGGTAAATTGGTTAGTACTAGTATCCCTCTAGAGTTAGCTACTATCGATGGTGTTACCAATAAAACGGTTAAATACCCAGTACCTGGTGCGTGTCGTGAATTACCTGCCGATGGTGAGATGGTGACGATCGTGGTTTATTCTGATACTGATGAAGTAGCGTGTGTGGCAATTGCTTATGTCGTATTAACGAACATGGTATTAGCTGCTGACTCACCGTCTCGTCAGATCTTGGATATTCGACTGGTTTCACCATTCTTAGCGCCAGGTGATGATCATCTATTACAGTTACCAGTGAATATCCCATTGGACGATATTCCGATGTCTGGTCAAATCGTGTATAACGATGGTACTCGATCAGTGCCACTGGACGGTACCCGACTGCGATTAGATGGTTTACGTAACTCTGGTGCACATGACACCTATTACATCAGTACTATCGCTGGGCAGACTTTAGACTTGTTACTATCATATCGTTTAGCTTCTGATGAAACGTATTATGGTGCGGATATGCAGTCTGGGGTAATCTTTAAAGATTATCAAGCGACTACGTTAGATGTCGATGGTGCTTATAGTGTTAAACTGTACGTAGTTCCAAAATGGTTAGATGCTTACCGTGGATATCGTTTAGAATATTATCTGTATGATTTAGATCGAGGTAATGTTTTCTACGCAACACCATGGGTAAATCCAGCTGTGAACTCTGCGGTATTTGACCCACTGTTATACGGCGTTAAACAGCGTTTAGCGGTGACTGTAGATATGTCTAAAGTATCCTCTATCTATACGCCTCACATTCACGTACAATCGTTTGCAGTGTCTCTAATGAGTGCTGCTACAGTAGCTACTGCTAACTTCAAACTGGAATATACTCAGAACCAACCTGAGTATGGTGATGGTGTCTGGGCTAAGTTCTACTACAACAACATCACTTTCTGGATGTTGGATATTGCCTGTGGTGCTAAAACGAAACAAGAGTGGTTGGATTTATTGTATTGGAAGATCTATCCGCTATACGATCGTCGGACAGAATCTAGTGCACCTACCCCTACTCATTTCGAAGTAGTTACCAAGACGAAGAGTTATCTACGCACGATTGATCAATGGTTATCGCCATTCCATATTGACTTCCAAGTAAATGACACAGAAGAAGTCTTGATTAAATGGATTGCACGTACACCTGCAGATGATCTGTGTTTAGGCATGTCTTCAATGATTGCACATCAGAAAACTTAACACTAGGGGAGGTTCGTCCTCCCCTAACCTTATGTCCATGGACTATAATTATGATTTTACGAGAAGACGATTGGGGTTACTATGACAACGCCGTGATTGACTATAATACACCTAATAAGAGTTTTTTAAAATTAGCTTTTATCCACAAAGAGTTGGGTGTTAAACATTGGTTTATCTCACTGGCATTACATAACCCTACCTTAGCTGGAGTTAATCCCCATGGGACCGGTTTAACCATCGAACAGAAAGCCGGGATCGCGGTGGAGATGATGGATAACCCGTGGTTTCACTTTAGAGAGATCTGTAAAGTACCGCAAGATGGTACTGACCCAGTCCCCTTTAGAATCAATCGGGGCAGCTTTGCGTTATTCTGGACCTTCTTTAACAATATCGACTTAGCGTTGTTAATGATTCGACAACAGGGTAAAACCGTAGCAGTAGTGTGTTTGCTAGTACATCTAAAGCGTATTTTAAAGGACTCACGATCGATCCTGTTAACTCGCGGGAGTGATCTACGTACAGAAACCATCTCGAAGATGAAACAAGTACGGGATAGTTATCCTAAGTATTTGTGGAAACATGATCGATTTGATGCAGACAATACTGAGATCTTCACTTATAACGCACGTAGCAATAAACTACTGACCTGTATTGCCCAGAACTCAAAAGAGTCCGCGCTGAATGCAGGTCGTGGTATTACTACAGCACGGTTGTTCTCAGACGAAACTGCCTTTACTAAATTCGCTCGTATTATGTTACCCGCAGCCCTAGCGGCCGGGACTACTGCTCGACGGATTGCAGAAGAACATGGGATACCCTACGGTAACTTGTTTACCACCACCCCAGGTAAGCGTGATGAACCTGATGGTAATTTTGTGTACACAATGTTTCATAATGGTTTCTATTGGAAAGAAGCGTTGTTGGATGTGCCTACTCGTGAGGAGCTGATCCAGTTAATCAACACCAATTCCAAAGGTGACCGTACTCTGATTCATGCACCATTTACCCATCGTCAATTAGGACTAACTGATTTAGACCTGTATAAGGCGATGGCGAATGCCGGCGGTACCAAAGAAGAGCAGTTACGTGACTTCGGTCTACAATGGACTGCGGGTAGTTTGATGTCTCCTTTGACGGTAGATGAAGCGAAAGTCATCAGTGATAGTAAAACTGATCCTGCCTACATCGAGATATTCCCTAATAACTATGTATTGAATTGGTACTATCGTAATGAAGTCGATATTGCTAATAAGATGCAAGTTAAACATATCATCGGGTTAGATACCTCAGATGCGGTAGGTCGTGATAATATCTCATTGGTTATTCTTAATTCAGAGACATTAGAAACAGCAGCCGTATCTATCGTCAATGAAAGTAACTTAGTTACATACGCTAACTGGTTAGCTGATCTTTTGATCAAATACCCTAGTACTATTTTAGTGATTGAGCGTAAATCCTCAGCACCAACGATGATTGATGCTCTGTTATTAAAACTCCCGGCCAACGGTATAGAACCAGCACAACGCATGTTCAATGCGATCGTACAAACCAGAGAGAATGATGACGAAGACCTGATAGCATTTAAACGGTTAAGAGGGGCGCGGGATGATCGCTTCTATGATACTTACCGGAAGTACTTCGGGTTTGTAACCACTGGTCCATTACGTGATCGCTTATATAGCGATACACTGAAGAACGGTGTGAAAATCGGTGGAGGATTAATCCGTGATAAAGGACTGGCGTCTGAGTTATTAGCACTGGTCGTAAAAGACGGACGTATTGACCACAAAGCCTCTGGACACGATGACTGCGTTATTGCCTGGTTATTAGCGTGTTGGTTTATGTTCTATGGAAAGCGTCTTGATTTCTACGGGGTGAATAACCGCGTGCTGATGCGTCGACAGGCCCTAGGGGCAGCCGGTACTGAAGAAGAACTCGAAGACATCATGATGGAGGATGAAGAACAACGTGCATTGAGCGATGAAATAGACGAACTATGTTCGAAGATTACGCAGAATCGTAATCCTTTCATTAAAACGAACCTGGAACGACAATTGCGAGTGAAGCTAGCGGGGTTGAAACTGGATACCAGTCAAGCCTCTACATTAGGGGAACTCCAAGACTTGATCCGTAACGAAAAACTAAAATCGAGGTACTCTTAATGTTAATTGCCTTTATTGTGTTGGTGAATCTAATCATGTTGGTTATGTGTCGCCATCTCATTTGCTACGCTATGAGTAAAGCCTCTGGTTGGGTTACAGCAATACCATTAACATATTACCGCGGTGGTGTAATGGCTAGTGCCGCTAGTTTGGTTGGCATTACTAATAGCCTTGTAGTACACCTAGCCCAAATATCGTGAAATATGCGTAGTACCTACTGGATGTCCAGTAGGTACTACGCCTTATGCTGTTTAATCAAACCTTAGGTTTATTCTAACCTCGAATAAAAAAATACTCAGATATATATTACCTAGTGAAGTTAAGTAGGATAACCTGCTTAGTCTACTTCAAATCTACTATTAATTAAGGAAATATATCATGAAAAACAAAACTAAATTCGCATTGAAAGTTACCGCAGCAGTAGCATTAACCGCCACCGCAGTTTACTGTGTTTACCGTTTAGGTAAAGATCAGGAAGTCATTACTCCTGACGAAGCAGAAACCATCGCAGATGGTGCTGAAACTGTAGTGACCACTATCGGTGATGGCATTGAAGCTGTAGGTAACTTCTTCCGTAAATAATTACTAGTCAGTAGGTAGTCGAAAGACTACCTACTACTAAGGATCTATCATGAGTAATAAAAATAATAAAACTACTTTAGGTTATAAACTTAGTGTAGCTGCAGGATTCGTGACTGGTGTAGCCGTAGTATCTGCTGCAGTATACATTGGTTATAAAGTAGGTTATGGTAAAGGTCATACTGATGGTGAAACTGTCGGGACGTTGTTCAATCTGGCATCTAAATTAATTAAATAGTTATCACAACCAACGCAAGCTAATGGAGCAACGTATGTCAAATGTATATTGAGCATTTACACACTCATTACGTCGATACATTAGCAGAACATCATTCAATGTTTGCATAAGGAGTACTATCATGGACTTCAAATTAATCGGATTAGGAGTAGCCGGTATAGCTACTCTGTGTGGTCTAGTTTATGTCTCAGCGCGTGCTGGGGCTAAAGCTGGGGTAGCTGCACAAGCGGGTATACTCCGCGATGCAGCACGACAAGGTGCCGAAGAAGGCGCTACTGTAAATATCACTATATCAGGTTGTGAAGAATCTGATGTAACCGCAAACGTAGTAAACAAGGAGCAAAATCATGGGTAAATTTATTGGTGGATTCGTAGTTGGGATTGTCACTGTAATGGCAGTTGGCGTCTATATGACTGTGAAAGATGCTAAGGCTACTCCGCAGGATGAGCAGCCGAAAGATACTGATCAAGAAAACAAACCTGAATAAATATCATTAGGTGGACCGAGGTCCACCTACTATCAACGTTAGCTAATAGGTATAAATCATGAACAAATTAATCGAAGTAGCATTAATCTCTTTAATCGCCATTGCTGTTATATTTGCGATGGTTCTCAAATCACCGGTGATTGCATTCGCTGGATTGTTAATCACAATCGGTTCAGTAGTATTATTCTCTAATGATACTACTCCTATTAAAGCTATGGCACGAGGTAAATAAAATGTCTTTATTAAACAAATATGATTGGGTAATGTCAGTAGTACTAACTGTGTTTATCACTATGTTAGAAACGGGTTTCTGTACCACTGGAAGATTCTGGGCAGTAGTAGCAGTAGCTGCTATCGGACATATGCTGTATCGTCATTTAGATCGCAAACATCGTAAAAATGAACGCATGTGGCGATTAATTGAAAAACGTTTTTAATCAAATAACTTAACTGGAGTAAAAAATCATGTCTATATTAAAAGCAGGTTTGTTGTTAGTAACTGGTGCAGTACTAGGTGGTGGGGTAGTATGTGAATTACTACGTCGTCGTGAAAACTCTAAGACGTATGAAGTGTCGTTGATCAAAGGTGTAGCGACTGAACCATCTGAATCAGATGTCTATATGTTAAATGGACAACTGAACACCATTTCAACCGCTCCTTTCCGTATGCATGTTATTCAGGATTTTAAACTGGAAGTTACTGTAGCTGATGACGGCATTTATTTCATTCCAAAACATAATGACTTAGAAGTCGTTATGTTGGTGAAAGAATGTATGGGGTTGAATCAGATCGATGGTGTTATCTTCCAATTAGGTCAAGAACCTGAGGAATATCACACTGTACGTACCGGCGAAGGTTGGAAAGCTAGCAAGATTGCTGGTGATAAAAGTACTCCTGTAGATAACACAGTAGAAGTCCCAGTGGCTGAACCAGTAAAAGAAGCTAAAAAGGCATAAGTCTCCATTAGAGTAGTCCCATATGGGACTACTCTAACTGGTTGATTTAATTGATCTTTTTTTTATCTGTATTGATTAGACGAGATGGCACGTAGTAAACAGTACAACATAATCGCAGTGCGTACTGAAGCTAATGCTGCTGGCGATTTCAAATGAGAATTCGCTTTAGCGTAACGTTCAATACGTTCCCGTAGTTCTAACAAGATCGGATCAGTCGACTTCGACGACATATACATGGCTCGAAGTTTCACCAGGATAATCCCTACGTCATTAAAACGGATACGATTACGGGCGATGTAATCGAATGCATGGATCAGTGTATGCTCGAGCATCCATTCGACTTCATCTCTGTGTGTACCTACTGGTTCATTACACATCATCTTTAAGATATCTAAAAATGCTTGCTCTGAAGTAGTGGACATCAGGTTCAGTATCACATCCACCAATGGACGTTTAATGAAACTCGCTTCATTACCCGATACATCAAACAAATACTGTTTGGCATTATTAAAGACATTGACATGATCTTTAATGATTTTATCGCCATCTATCGTTAAAGTCGATTGAGTAGTCTGTATACGTAGATTACCTGATCGGACTTTATCTAAGACGTTGTACTGATCTTTGATCGTTTTACGAGTACGGGTTTGCATATCGGTTACGATATAGACGACTTTGTCATCTGGTTGGAAAGTCTTGAGTGCATGTACGTGTGGTGATTCATAGTTAATGAATGACTCTGCACGATCACGGAGGATCTCTCCCCAGGAACCCATACGCTTGATATTGAACTTCAGTGTAAAGGCCGCGTAGGTGGCTTCTGCGGCAGCTTTATCTACTA